GCTTCACCAATCGCGTGTCTCTCTATGGAAGTGAGAGCGCTGCGACAAAGTGAGCCGATAGGATAAAGGTCCTATCTCCTAGGTAACCTCCCCCCACGGACGGGAATGTCCGTGACCACCGGTATCACGAATCAGACCGGTGGGCCCATCCCGAGTTTGATGTCGACGACTCGGGGTCGCCCAGAACGTCGTAAGTGATCAGATGAGGTGGCAATCTCATCCTTGGTTCCTCGCTCCTCCATGAGGGCGAGGCACTTACGAAGGGCCGGCCAGTCTTGTATCTCATTTATTGGGATACGAGGCTGAACTATCCATCCCTTAACCATAGGAATGGAATTTACCAGCTGTGAGTCGTGATATACACGCTCGTAGCTATGCCGACCCAAAACAGGAGAGCTCTCTTCAACAATCGGAAAGTGCTTGAGCAATCTACGCACTCTACGATCAAGAAGATCAACGGCGTCATCAAGACCAGCCTGAAACAGCTGGTTCCTGAGTGAGACAGTTGAAATGATCTCCTGTACGTCCCTCCGTGAGGTGGGAAGAACTCGACGGCAACGGACAATTGAGACGTCCCTGCTATCATAGTACTCCCTCCCGCAAGACTCCCGGAACTTGCCATTCCAGAAAGACTTGCGTCGATTAACTTGCAGGCCATAAGCCTCAAGCGCATCGATCACGGAACGCACATAGTCGACGGGGACAATGATATCATCCCCGAAGACACGCACCCGACCAATAAAGGATTCAACATCCTTTTTGGTCAACAGGTGTCCTAGGCGCCTCTCGATTCCAACAAAGATGATGGCAAGAAACACCATCGCCTCTGTCGGAAAACAGAGTGCCGAACCCATCGACGCGAACTTAGCGAGAGTTAACAACTCACCGCTAGGCAGGAGAGCCTTTCTGCTCCTACACGCCATGACAGCGTCATGAAGATGACGGTGCCTGGAATATAGGACAGAAGCCAGCTCCCATGAGACTCTATCGGACGCTTCACTCAAGTCGAGTGTCGCGAGATCTCCTTTCGAAGATCCTTGACGAGCCAAACGTTGGTTAGGCGTCTGGTCATCAAGACCGATAAAGGAATCAAGGTAAGAATGCTTGATTCCATCTTGGAATAGACGTAGAATTGCCTGCTGTGCATACTGCATTGCAGTTGGTTCAACGGCTATGATCCGAGGAGTCTTCATCGTCTTAGGTACTGAGACTACCTTAACGGGAATCTCAGCATCGGGTTCAAGGAAGTCCACCATCCCAATTGATTCCCAAAAGGACCAATTGGGTAGAACCATCTCCCCGTAAGGGAAATATGGTTCTAGCCTGCATGGCCAGGTACGCTGATTAAACTTCTGGTTTCCCAGAAGACGATCAGCTGTAACACCTGGACCATGCTTCGGCTTCAAGTCTCCATCGTAGATAGACTTATCTACAGATGCGAACATTGAAGCATATAGTAGAGAGGATACCCGAAGGAAATGGTTAACATTTCCAGACGGAATCCCCTCTCGGACTTCCTGTTCACACTTGACAAACTCATCAAACGCCTTTGCAGTTCGCCGAGGCGTACAATCGATGAGAATCTTGCTAAACAACAGCGTTAGCTGCCGGATAGCTTGAATCGCATCAATTGATGGGTCATCAAGTAGGACACCTGACTTACGGTCAAAGACAAGACAAGAGAAACCCGACAGGAATGCCGGGAGACTCCCGTTTTTCTTGAAAGAAAGAAAAACGGAGTTGTCCACCTTCCCATGCTCAAGACAATATTCAAAGTCTTTTGCAAAGGTTGGGAGGGTTATCGTAAGAAACGATAGCCCTTCGCACTTTGACCGTTCCGTGACAGTGTTAATGTCACGGTGGGCGCTAGTGCAACACCGCGCTGCCAGACTCTCGGCAACGCTAGACCAGAGCAACGTTAGGCTTTTCACGTAACCTCCTGATAGAGGAATGCGTCCTAAGCCGACGTCACTTCCTGATCAGCGAAACCGAGTCCTCCTGCAAGGGCTTGCCTGGAGGGCGAGTAGTATTAGCTCTCGCCGCCAAGCAACTTCTTCAGGAGGGCATCGGTGCCCGCGTTCCACGTGCCTTTCAGGCCGTTGAACAGGGACAGCTGATCCGTTGCGGAGAACTGGCCCGTCGACGGAACGTCGAACACGACGTAGCATGACATGCTACGGGGTGCCGTCGTACCGGAGATCAGGGTCGCTCCCGCATTGTCGCTGTAATCACAGCGAAGGACCCTCCGCGTGCGCCTTCCGTACTGGTGGGAGGCGGTAACGCGGAGCAGAGAGCCAGCATTCACGGACAGAGGTCCGGCCTGGTAGATCGATGTCGTCCCCTGCTGTGAAGTGCGGGGGAGCGACACCGCTCCAGCGTCGAACGCCGTTCCGGGAGTGAGGCTCAGTGGGTCAGTGAACATCGACGTGCTCCTTTTGCGTTGGTGTGCAGTGAACCTACACTAACGAACTCTGGTAATGCCGAGAGCCGTCAGTATGGCCTTCTGGGTGGTAGACAATCCATCCCAGGTCAAGCCAAACCCGAAGGGGTTAGCCTGTATCCTCTTCTTCGTCGTTCGACGAAGAACAACAGGGGATACGGTGGGCCACGGTGGCTTAAACATGCCACTGTAGGAAGATTGGGGAAACCCAATCTGCTTCCCAGCGGTAAAGATGTCAGTGGTGACAGTTGTCTCCATGACATATCCATACCGCATAACCGTACCGTAGCTGAGTTGATTCTGCCAGGTCTTGATTAGAGACCCGACATCAAAAACCCAGTCTGCGGCCCAGCTCCAGGGTGTGAGTTGCCACAACGTATTCAGATCAGGCTCAGCTCCGAAGAGCTTTGCCATCAGCCTTCTTCTGTCCCCTTTTGAGTGGGCGTCATATCCACTCGGCAGGTGGTAGGTGAAGGCTCCACTGAACCAAATCTGGCGTTCAGTGGTCCGAGTACGAAGGGTCTCATACACTGGGAAAGCGCGACCCCAGTTACCAACAGCGATATAGCCGTCCGACCTAGCCGGGTTGGTGTCAGTACGCCAAACCCAACCGGCCGGAGAGGGCCGCTCCGCAATGATGGTTTCTGAGACGCTTTCTTCCTTGGGAAAAACGAAGCGCCTGCGAACGATTCGACCAGAATCACGAACGAACTGATCGATTCGCTCGTCGATTTTATGGACAGCCTTCAAAAACTGTTCCATATCACCGAGAGTTGGCAGAACGCCGAAGATGCCATTGAGAAACTCACTGGCACCTGCGACAAGCACCTCCGCTGCGCGGAGGCGACTTTCCCACAGGTGAGCCCCCGGAATCGAGGGCACATCCTGGAAGAGTTCAGCCAGTCCAGATGCTGCGTTCGCAATCTGATTCGTCGGTGCGGTAGCAGCAACCGCGACAGCACCTTTTGTCACCAGGGCTGACCTCGAAGAGGACAGATCTGGTGGCCAATCGATCTGAAGCGGATACTGCAACGCACCATGTATCGACGAACTCGGGTTATAGGTACGAAAAATGCCCGGAACCAACGACCCCTCAATTTTACCGAGGTGATCGTATGGAAACGGACCCTTCTTCGTAAAAAGCTGAGAGTAAGGCAGCCCATTGGGCAGCACCTCCAGCTTCTCTGAGAAGAACTCAGATCCTAAATCCCGAAATGGCCCCTTCTTAGGAGGGGGCCATCGATTGCCCTCCGTCTCAGTAATCTGAGACCCACCCAAAATGAAGCGATCGGTTTGAAAAGGGGTAAAGAAAGGCCCCGGATCGTTCCGATCAGCGCAACTTTCTTTCAAGAAGAAAGTTGGCCCAGGAAGCGAACGCCTCTTGGTGTCTCCATTTTGAGTGAACAAGGAAAGCTCCTTTCGGGTACATGTTTTGAAAAATTAATTTCAAAACATGATTGAACAAGACAAAAATGTCTTGGGTGGTGCACTGCGCGGCGGCC